TGGGGAATATAATCATACATAATCTCTGAGTCAAGCATCGATTCTCATCATCATTGTTGTATGTTTAATGTCCCTCTATTATTTGTTGATAAAAAATCGCGAATATGTTTTTTGTTTCTATCATTACTTCTTAAAATTCTTCATAAAATTCTTCCACTGAATCGCTCTCAAAAACATATTCTTCAGAGTCATCAGATATGGAATCATCTTCTACTTCTATAACATTGATGTTCAGCACATCAAACCACCTTTTATCGATCCTTTGTTTTAGGTCTTTGTTTATGGCGATTACTCTATTCTTATTCTTGTCTTCCACATCCTTGCTATAATCCAGCTTAGCTACAACATTCCCTAGATTGATCGATTCAGAGTTTCCTAATTCATCAAGTGTCCTACTAATTAAGTTGCTAGTTTCCCATACTGAAGATCTTTCTGTCTTGAGAGCAGTTACTAATAGTTCTATCATCTCATTTTTCCTCATAGTCATGTCATCTATTAACTCTTCCTCATCCCAGGTTAATAGTAAAGATCCAACATCTGAAATAAGATCTTCATTCTCTAAAGATTGCCAAATATCAAAACTGTCTGTATTGAAAATGTCTTTCTCTATTTCTATGTCATCATCTAGAAATTCATCATAATCTAACATAACATCATTATCACTAGAGCTATTAATCACTCTTGATGTTTCATTGCTCAGTTCTTCTTCATACTTCTTGGAAAAATTTGATTCTCCATAAATTATGAATCTTTTCTCTAATAATTTCCTAATTTCATCTCCGATCACATTATAAAATAAATATAGTCTCTTTAGCCTCTTTGATCTCATCTGGCACTCATCAGATGATTCAGAATCGATCAACCTATTTATGAAAGGATAAAAACCATTAACTCTGAGATCCTCATAGAGTGTATTCTTTTCTCGAATGATGGTTGAATTATTTTTATTTGAAGATATCTTAGAGCTCAAGTCAATCAGATAATTGATCTCTTTTTCTAATTTTTCATTCAAGAATTCACTTTCATAGCTCCGAAGAGCATAAAACCAAGAAAAGAAATTCTCTTTATCACTAAAAGAATAGCCATCAATTAAATAATCAATGGTTTTGTTACAAAAAGTCACATAGTTAAGCTCTAAAAATTTGATCCTTCTTTTTTTGTCTGCTGAGCCAACACCCAAATCTAGCTGATCATCAATAGATTCAATATAATAAGTTTTTTCTTGACTATTAGATGATGAACTACTGCTAGTCTTCTTTCTTTCTATTATTAGAGGGAACTTTCCGTTGGCTTCTCCAACGTCAATTTGTGTGAAGTAATAGTCACATACTGGTTGATCGAACTTCAAATCGTTTGACTGAATCACTGAATAAACTATGATTCTACCAACATTCTCAAATAACTTAAATTTCATCCCCACTATTCTGTCTTTAAGCTCATCTAGATTTGCTTCATTAACTTCTATGTAAACTGGTAATTTTCCAGTCAGCATAGTGACATTGGAGCTCTTATCAAAAGCTCTAACTCCACTGTTGGAGATTAGCCATGCAGGTCTTCTGTTTTTCCTAATGTAATATCTTTTATCCATGTTCACTATTTTTGGAATTCCTCTAACACTTAACATGTTCTCAAAATCATTCCAAAGTAAGCTTATGTCTTCTGAGAATGTGCTTGCATTTGATATCACTCCTATGCTGGTGACATAAGTGTTAGATCTATCGTCGGTATCTAAATACACATCACAGAATGATCTCCCAATCCAACCTCTGAGAGATCCGAATCCAGAATACTTCCCAGATGAATCCATTTTTTGATACTCTTTGAATGCCAAAAAAACAGTTGTCTCTCTTAAGTTGCTCAATCTAGCTAACACATCATCATGGTTGTCTTTGTATTCGAATGAGTTTTCATTTCTCTCAAGTCTAACCAAATTTGTTTTATTATTGGTTAATTTCTGTATATCATTTATAAAGCTCATCATAGTTTTAAATTTTGATTCTCTGATAGTCAAGTTTGAATCTGTCTTTGAGTCTCTAACTAACATCTTTGATCTTTGCAACTTATCAGATTCATCGTAAAGCTTTTGTATCTTGTCTTCTGTGGTGAGAATTGGGCAGGTCACTATTCTAGAACAAGCATCCCTACTTTTGTTAAATCTTTGCCCATAATCCAAATCAAACATTTCATTATCAAAACCAATGTTTAGAGATCTAGAATAGTTATACTTAAATGAATCTCTAAAGAAATTATCCCAACTTTTAAAGCTAGAAACTGGCATAATTGAAGTTATTGAAGTTTGAGATTTATCCAACTCTTTAGTCATCTCAAGTATGTCCAAAACTGATGAGAAAGGACAATCATCATTTTTGATGGTATCTTCTGCAGTCTCCTGTAGCCAAGGAAACAGACTTTTGAGCTTCAAGAATTGAGAGTATGCTTGGCCCACTCTTCGCTGATTCTTCCAAACTTCAGTCAGAATGTTCTGTGCAGGCATATAAATCTCTGAATCTTTTCCCTTTTGATAGGATAATTTAATTCTTTTGTAGCTAGGCTTAAGCTCTCCGTGATTATAAGTTGAACTCTTGTTAGAAAAATTTGCTTTATTTTCTTCTTCTGTGTATACATAATGACTAATCCCAGAATATAAGCTAGATAAGTTTGATAAGCTAATTTCATGCTTTGAATCTAGATCTAACATCCTCTCTGATAGCAGCTCAAGGATTGAGATCAAGGATCTTTTATTTAGTGTCTCCATTAAAGTATTAGATTTCTTCCTCCAAAAACCACTATTCTCCAAAACTTCAACATCTGGACTACTAATGCCATTCATATTTGATGGTTTTTCAATCTCTTCATCTGTAATCTCTTTCACAATGTAAGATGGTGTGTTCAAACTATAGACTGCTGTTGAATAAATTGCCCCAAGTGTTTCAAAATTGAATGATCGATTAACTCCGTTTGAGAAAAATTTTCTAGTAATTCTATAGACCCAAGCATCATTGTTTTCTTTACTAAAACAATAAGTGAAAGGATCTAATATAGCATTTATTTTCCAATTCTCAGGGATGTTCAATCTCTTCAAAAAGTCTTTGTATTTGCTCAAACCACCTAAATAAAACATCAAGTTGAATGTTGGTTTCCCAGTTTTAGTCATATCATTCAGCAATTCTTTGTATATTAAGCTTTCCATAGATCTGGTTTCTTTGCATATCTTCATATGTGAATACAAAGAAAACTCATATCCTAGAGTTACGCATGATATATCTGGTTCTATCAAGAAATAACCTATACTAGGATGTTTAATTCTCTGAACTAAAGTGGAATAATAATTAAAAAGATCATTGACATCAGACCCTAATGATTTATAGTAGATCTTCCCTTGTGATCTCTCCACTGTTTTAATCACTAAAGAAGATGCACCATTTTCTAGAAGTTGCTTTCTTAGGTTGCTCAATCCAATTTGCCGGTTTTCCAAACTAAGGTCTAATGGAGTGGTCAAACAACCTCTGACAAACTTGATTAAAGGAGTCAAAGTTTGATTTTTAACATAAAATGTGCTATTAAATTCAGAAATTGGTTGTAAAACAAAGGTGGCACTCTTCTTTACACTTCTTTTGGCACTTATTAAATGATAATTACCTGCTTTCACGTGAGCTAATAAAAGCAAACAAGTTTTAATGGATCTTCTTAGAATAACATCATTCAGACCATTGATTTTAGAAGATAAGAAGATGGTTAGATGACTATCATCTGAAGACACTAAAGAATCAATGTTGATCATAGAATTGTTCACAACCTCAATGATTGTAGAATCTGCTATTTTGTTCTTTTCTTTGTCTACATTTATACAAGCTCTGAATATTGGCTTATACAATATTCTAGAAAAATCTTCAACCAACAGCATGTAACCAGAATGGAGCAAACTACTAGTGTAGTGTAAAATCCCTTGCATCATGTTTGATGCATTTCTTAAATACAATGATCTAACATCTGTTAGATCATTATTGCTATCCAGTCCTGTCCACTGATTATAAAGAGATAATATATTTTCATTGGAGCTAATGAAATGAGAGTTGTTAGAAAAATCAGATAATAGCTCTTTAGGCAACAATAATTTCTTCATAGTAACCATATTTAAAACGTCGCAAATAACTTTAAATAGTTTTTTTGACCAATCATTGCCATCAACGTATAGTATTTCAAAATACATGAATGCAAAAACTTTCATGACGAATTGCTGAGCCCATGTTGTGTTGTCATCAGAACAAAACAGATGTTCATAGACTTCATGTTCCTTGTTCATTATTGATTGTTGAGATTCTCTCATGAAGTTTCTAATTTTTCCATACTTGAGATCTTTTTTGGTCATCATCTCATTTTTGACTGCTGAGCACAAGCTTCGAGATAAAGTTTCTGCAAAGTAAATGCTAGCTCTGCCCTCATAAGTTAGAATGAAGATCTCTCTGGGTGGTCCTATTTGGTTTTTCATGAACAATTTAACTTGCAAACCTTTTTTTGAATCCATTATATCTAAAATGAATTCGCCAGATTCTTCTAGAGGATGAAGCAAATTCCTATTGACCCTCAATCTTTCCAAAACTCTTTCACCCACTTTAATTGATGATTCACTTTTGATTTTGATTTTGTATTTTTTGATTAAATCAGATAAGCTCATAGAGTCTTCATTCAAAACATCGGATTCTTTCTCTTTTTTATCAGATCTACCTCTATTCGACATTATCTTGTCGATTAAAATTTCATCAAAAGTCTTTGTTAAGTCTTCTTCTTTAGCACTAGCCTTCAGGGTTGCTGTGTTGAGGGGGTTGATTAAAGATGCTTGTTTTGTGAATAAACTGTAGATTTTATTATTGATCGTCTTTGATCCACCAATTTCTCTCTTTATTCTCTGACCAATCAATCTCACAAAATCAACTGAAAACTCATGAGATTTGTATGCGTTTTCTTTCCAATTAGGATTATTTTCTTCTCCCATGAATTTGGTTCTAGACTCTCTGAGTTTTAATTCCTCTGATATAATTTTATCAAACACTCTATAATGATCAGTATTTGGGTTTAAACTATCCTTATTAAAAAAATAACCTAGATATGACAAATTTAAGGCTAACTCAAAATTATCAATTTTTCTGCCTGTTATCCAATTCAAAAGATTGTCAATCTTATCGTTTCTTTTGTCAAAGTTTATCTCATTGTTTATTGTTCTATTCGACCACCTTGGTAATACTTTGCACATTCTAGAAAAATTAACTCTAAATTTATGAAGAAGAAACCTCAACAATCGAGATCTAGGGTTTGTGCACATACCAACTTTGAATGGATTTATTCCTTGGCTTGGATCATTGAATATATCCATGTAGGAGTATCTAACTAATTGAAGGGAAGTTGATGTCTGTCTTTTATGTTCTAACCAAATAAGCATTGTAACTATTGTGGTCTCTATTGAATCCAAAATCACATTTTCATCTATGAGTGTATTGATCTTCTGAGATGAGAAACTCATCTCTTTATCTCTTTTTAGATAATAGGTTAGTATATTTGAAGTGACAGACAATCTCTCTTTTGGTAAAGTTCTAATACACTCCTCTCTAAAAAGGCTCAAACTATTGTTGATGATGTACTCTCTTTTCCAATCCTTTTTGCTATGATTTTCACACCAAGCTAATGATTCTTTGAATAAGTGCAGTAGCCAAGACAGATCCAATGTCACACCTTTGCTCTTCAAGAATCTAACCAGAGAGTAAAAATCAACTGACATTAAGTCTGACCACGTTACTAAATTGCAGACTAGACCTTCATCTACATTGATGAGGAATGACAGTTTATGTCTATCTATAGATGACAACTCAGTGTAACAAAATGATCCTTTCTTGTTGACTTTTCTAAAAGGTAATTCTTTATATTCATAGTCTTCATCTCTCCACACCAGCATGTAATGGATATTGGAGCTTGAAGAAAATTGTTTGCAAATCAACACTATTTCTTCTCCTTTAATCTTTTTGATGATCATAGGTAATTTTCCACCAGAGGAAGACCCGTATTGTCTTAAACTAATGTTTAGTTCCTGATTTATTTTGCTAATTATTCTCATAGATTCATAATAGATTGTTTGTTGAATGAGATTTCTAAACAGATAACTCATGTCAATCATGAAGTTGTCTCTAACTGTAGATTCAGACTCGTCTAAAAGCGAATCAGATATTGAAGATAGAGGTCTCTTTGAATCATTAAACAAGCTGAAGTCCATCATGTGCTTAGAGATATCTTCATCCTGTTTTATTTCCTCTTGCATTTTTTTATAATAAGGCTTAAGAGGATATCTACTGACGACTTTAATTGACTCTGCTTTGAGTTGCTCTTCAGACAATTTGCTCTCATCTCTTTTTGATTCTGATCTCTTTGAACCTCCTATGCCTCTGGAAATCAACTCAATTCTATCTTCCGAATTAAGATTCTTAAAATCAAACCAAGTTCTGTAAGTTTTCTTACGCCTATCTCCAGACTTCTCTTTATATTCATCATAGCTAAGTCTAGATTCTTCTATTAATTCATCTTCAGTCATACTTTCTCCAATGTCTTGCGTGTAGTTAGTGCAACATTGGAAGATCATGTTCTCAGTGACATTTTTGAAATCATTAAATTCTTCTTTAATATCAGAAAAAGATTCTATTCCTCTAAATTGCGACCCCACATTTCTCTTAAAAAGGAAGGGAAATTTGACAACTGAAGAATACTCACCTTTCAGATTAAAAAGCCCTTTATTCTTTATTCTTTTCTCTCCATCTCTAGGATCATCTTTCATTCCTTCCCATTCTTCATCGATCTGTCTTTGAAGGCTTAACTGCCATTCTTCCTTATTCTTGAATCTTTTCGAAAAGGATTCAAAACCATTCTCCATCATTTTTGACATCATGAATTTAACCTTTGAAGAATCGATACTTCTATCTTTTTGAGATTCTATATCTTGATCTTTGATCAACAAATCAAAGGTTTTGAGTCCTTTTGTCTTACTCTCATTTTCGACATACTCAAATAATTTTTGTCTGATGATTTCAACTTCTGGTGAGTTCAAAGAGTTAATAGTATCACTAATTGCTTTACTAGCAATTTGTTCTTCTTTTTTCAATGAAAAAACATCTTCACTCATGATGGAATACTTAATAGACTTAGCAGCGGTGAAGATTTTAACTATATCCTTCTCAACTAGATTTATGAGATTTGTAGAATTAGAACACACATAATTTGGGCCAACAACACAAACTAATATTCTAATCTCAAATTCTGATGAATCGTACGCAGTGAAATCATTTGAATACTTTGATATCTTGTCACTAGTCACTTGATTCCCATTGTGCTCTGCTGTACCGAATTCGAAGATGTGCAACACTTTTCTCCCATCTTCAGTTATTTCTGGAATCAATAAATCAGGTGATTTATTTCTAGAAGAAGGGACTAAAGAATTCAGTAATGCTAAAAACGGTTTCTCTAAAGTCTCATTCACAATAACTTCCTTGGATAGGACCTCTAAATATGATTTGTCTTTTGAACCAATCCTCTTTCCAGTCAAATACATTAGAGGGAGATCATGTTGTAAGGATTCCACTTCTCTAACTGATAATGGTCTACTAATTTCTTCCAAAATCTTTAATTCATTTTCTTTCTTATTGTCAATCTTACGAGTCAGTAAACTAATCAAATTGCTGGATACAGATTGAATCACAAAAAGATCATCTCTTTTCTTATCTATGATTAGACCATCATCAAATTCTGAGAAACTATGATAATCTGTGTCATTTGTATACACTTTATTATGGGTTGATTCTTTTATTGGGATGGTTAACTCCCTGAGAATAGAATAATTATTCTTTGTCAAAATTCCTAGATCAGGAATAGAAGACATGATGAGTATTAAGAAAGAGTTGATGATAAACAGAAAAAATGAGAACGAGAGTAGAGCAGCTATGAAAGATAATAAATTGGTTAGTTGTCTTTTGCTGCTTGATAATTTCATTATAATTTCCC